TGATCTCCGCCGCCGCCTCCGCCGCCTCCGCCGCCACGTCCTCTGCCACCACTACTAGCAGTAACTTCTTTACCAAAGTCAAATTGTACACCAGCAATGCTATAAACATTGTCCATGCTAGTATCTAGTGGATCAAATACTTTCCAACTTTCTTCGTTTGTCTTTCTGCCTGCTATTCTATTTGATAGCACTGTTTTATAACTACTTGCACTTACTGTTACAATAAAATTATCATTGTTGTCTGTACGTTCTTCTTGTATAGTATAATTTGTAATAACTCCTGTAAATCTTAGATAACTATCACCTAATATGTCATTATCATCATAAAATCCACGCCATACTTCAACTTCACTGCCTCTAATCTTAGTATCTAAGACGATTTGAATGTTATTACCGCTAACTCCTGATAATGAGATATTAGTATCACCTGCTGTTACTCTTAAATCTCTGTTTTGAGAACCTACTGATAATAATCCGCCTAATGCTAGATATTCGGCTCCATCAATTGTTTCATTTCTGTATGCACTACTAAATGTGTGAGTAGTGACGTTTGCTGAATTAGAAAATTCGTTAAAAATAGTTAATTTAACAAATTCTGCTGATTTGATTGCGCCTGTATTCTGTACTTGTGGGATATTTTGTGACATTATGCTGTTGCTACCCATTCATAAAGTGAAAACTCACCTGAAAATTCAATTAAAGCATTTCCTACTAGTGTTCCACCTGCTGAATAGTCTGCTCCACCTGGATAAAGTTTGTATGTAGGCATGTTAGGACAAAACATGTAAAATTGACATGCATTTCCTACTGTGATGCCAGCACCATTAACAACTCCAGTTATAATATTAGGTCTATGAGTTGTAATTGTTATAAAGGAGTCTGTTCCTCTTGTTACTTTAGTAGTAGAGGTGAAAGGAAACGTATAATTGCCGATTTGAATTAAATCGTTTTGCTCAAACATTACTCTATTTGCGTTAATTGCTGGTAGATTTGTTAATTTTAATTGATTACCAATAAAACTTTCAACTGTCATTTGATTTAACTGTGATGTAGCAAGTGATCCTTGATATCTAAAGATCCAAGACAAGCAAGATGCGTTGCCAAATGTTACTACTTGAGGTGTATTTCTATCTAGTACATCTAGTTGTTCCATCAATGCTCGTGCTTCATTATAACGTAAACTAGCAGGCATAGTTAAATTGATTCTCCAAGGATTAAATGTTGGAGTCTCAGAAGTTCTTGCGACTTCGTTTCGTGTTGTTTGTATGCCGACGACCTTTCTTCGGTCTATCTCCATACCTTGACATTTGTCAACAATTGTTTGTAAGCCTGACATAATATAATCCTATTTTTTTCTTAGTTGCAATTCAGTTACATTTCTTACTTCTGAGCCATATCCAATTACAAATAGAAAAAATGTAAGTGGTAAAAACCAGAGTGAGATTAGACCCAAAAAATGTGCCCATATAAAAGATATTGCACCTAAACTAAAGACGTTGAGTGTTCCTGTTTGCGGGACTTGTGTGTTGCTTGTTATTTTCATTTGTTTCTCCTATGTAAATTATTAATAAGGCATTTCGTTTTCTGCCATTCTTACAGTACCAAGTAATGTTTTTCTATTCTCTGAAAAAACTTGAGCAACTGACCTTGAATCCATTGCTTGAATATTGTTTGTAATATAGTTGTTTGTAACAGGAGCACTTTGAACTGTTGCTCCACTGCCACCTTTACCTAATTGATTGTTTGGTATAATCTTGCCTGAACTAGGTGGAACAAACAATTCAGGTCCCTTCTCACCAACCATGATCGGTCCACCAGCTTTAACATTACCGCCTTCTGCAAATCCTGGTATGCCGAATGCTGTACCAGCGGCTTTAAGTGCGTTAAATATAACCATTTTAAGAATCATCTTTTGTATATCTTTTATAATGCTTTTTGCTAGATCGCCAAACGAGAATTTACCTGATTCAACAAAATCATCAATTGATGATTCCATATTAGAAGTCATTGATTCAAAAGCACCCTTTGCAAGATTAGCAGAACTAGTTATGTTTTCAACATATGAGTTCATTGATTCTTTCCAGCCTGCATCAAATGTACGAGATTCATCGTATGCTTCTTTGATTCCTTCTTTAAGTAAAACAGATCCTTCTCTTGCTTTAGCATAATATGATTCTACTTCTGCGTTATTTAATGGTGCTCCTCGTCTTGCTTCTTCTGCTTCAATTGCGGCTTTTGCTGATGCTGTTGCCGCCGCATCAACATCTGCATATTTTTTCTCTAATGTTGTTAGACCAATATTTGCTGTGTCGAGTTGTAATTTTGTTAGTTGATTTTGTAAATCTATATTTGTTTTAATTGCAAATTGTTGCAATTGATATTGATCAGTCAAGCCAGTGTTTGCTACAACTAACTGTTCGATTACATCTAATGTTCCTTGATGTGTGTTTCTAAGTTTTTCTAGTTGTGCTTGAAGAAGTGGAATCTTTGCTAGTTCTTCATCAGTGCCTTGTGCTTTAGCGTCTGCAACAGCATTAGTTAATCTTAATTCTTCAGCCCTAAAACGTTGTCCTTCTTCGTGCAATGCTTCCATGACACGTTTTTGTTCGTCACTTTTACCAATCAATGCATTTTGCATTTTTAGATTTTCTATAATAGCTTTTGTTTCTTCGTGGTAAGCATCTGCCGCTGATTGAATTGCGTTAATTTGTTTTGCAGTTGCTATTACTACTTTGTCAGTGGATACAACTGTGTCATCTAACCCGGTTTGCAATCCAGCCATCTCTATTCGCCAGGCTTTTAGAGCCTCAGTGGTGTCAGACGATTCGTCATTTAATTCTCCAACTGCTTCAGTTAATTTGTCAATGCCTAAGAAACTTAAAGCACCTGATGCTAAGAATATTATTCCTTCTTTTACTTTTCCTAATACTGTTAGTGCTTTTCCAAATGCGGATGTAAATACTTTTCCAACACCTATTGCAAAGCCTCCTAGAACTTTGCCTGTTTTTATTGCGGCATCTCCTAAAAACTTAAATCTAGCACCTAATCTTTTTAATAGTAAAGTAACTGATCTAAATCCTAGTTTTGTGACTTTGCCAAACTCGTTCGTGCTTCTTTGTGTTCCCTTCAGAAAAGATTTAACAGCATTTAAAGAATTTCGTGCTGTTATTGATAGACTCTTAAATATGTCTTTTGTTCCTGAACCTAATCCTTTAAATGCATCTTTAAGACCCGAAGCGGCTGTTTTAACAACACCTCCGAGACTGCCGATTTCTTTAAAAAACTTTACAACTGCTTTACCAATACCTACAACGCCTGCAAATGCTAATCTTAATCCTTGTAATGCTTTAGTAATTAAGAAGAAATTTGCCGCAACCATTGCTAGTTGGAAACCAATTTTTAGATATTTTGCAAATTCATCAAAGTTTTGTCCTGCTCTATAAATCATCATTGCTAGTAATTCTAATGATATGGCAAGAGTTTTACCTGCTTGTGAATTTTGTTCAAATTCGTTGTATGCTAATTTAGATGCTGTTTGGACTTCTTCAAATGCACCTGCTATTGTTGGTACAGTGTTAGCAAATGCAGTTACAATACTGTCTCTGGCTTTTCTCATGGCGTCAACAAATACTTGACCTGTAATCTTACCTTCAGAACCTAACTTTCTTAATTGTCCTATAGGGACATCTAATTCTCTTGCAAGGGCTTCTGTGACAATTGGCATACCTTCTAAAATAGAACGTAATTCATCACCTTGGAATCGACCAGATTGTAGTGCTTGACCTAACTGAAGCAAAGGACCTGCGGCTTCAGCGGCACTTATGCCTGAAGATGATATTGCTTTAGAAAGAGAGTCAGTAATTACTGCTGTTTCTTTCATACTGATACCAAGAGTACCACTTGCTCGTGCTATTCTAAAAAATAGATCACCAACTTGTTCTAATGGTGCACGAGAATTAATTGCAATACCAGCAATTGCTTTAAACTGTTTTTCTACTTCACTAGCATCTGGTGTTATTGTTCTTAGTCTGTTACCTAAACTTGTAATACTATCAGCAAATTGTACAACTTGTCCAGCACCTAAAGCAAGACCAATACCAGCAATTGCTTTTTCTAAGCCATTAAGACTGCTCTGAGCATTTTTTGTATTGACTGCGACTGTATAGTTTAAATCTGCCATAATATTTCCTTATTTGCGCCTTAAGATTTTCTTAATGTATTTGTCTACTGCTTGAATCATTGGTTTACTCATACCTTTTGGTGCTTTAGGACTTGAGCCATTGTCTAACACTCTAGCATATGGATACGCCGCAACAATCGTACTTCCTGCAAGTTTCGTATTGCTTTGAGCATGACCTGTTTTTCCACGTGGTGTGTTCTCTACAAAGGACTTGTAAGCAACTTGAGGTACCTTTTTGTTTAACTCTTTAACTAATTTTTTTAAACTAGGAGTTATAGTATCTTTACTTTTCTGTATGTCAAATATGTCAGCCATCTATTTTCCTTTCATTGCTTTCAATTCGTCTACTGTATAATCCGGTATTGGTGCTTTACCAGTACTAGATTTTTTATTATGATAATGCTCAAATGACATTGCCGCATCCATAATGAACAGATCAAATGAGTCTGCTCTTTTTAACACTTCACTAGGCAATAAAGCATATCTTTTACCTAGTGAATCTATCTGCATAATCGAGGTCATTTTTGCAGATTCTACATCTAATGCCTCGCTTGTTACTTCCCCAACGATTCTGTGACCTTCGTAATTACTCTAAGTAATATATGAGAAGGTAACATGTTTTTTGCAGTTAGTAACGGCTTGCCTTTTTCATCAAGTATTAAATCCTTTACAATATTTATAATCGTTGCTGATCCTTTCTCTGAAGGATCTACATTAGCAAGTTGCATAAAAATTTCCATGGGTTGTCGGTCCCAAGTATGAAATACTAGAGCCTCACCATATTCTGCTATTGTTTCTTTGTCATCTAAGCTAATTTCGACTAGCTTAGGCTCTTTTGATATTTCTGATAGTTTCATTTGTTAATTCTCCTATGAATTGTTTTTGCTATTGTATTTAGTGTCGCCGGTAAGGCTTTCTAGTACTTGATTTAAAAGTGCTAGTCTAAATTGTTGTTTTGCTTTAAGTTGACGAATAGTAGCACCCATGTTATCTAACATAGGTATCATTTTCGCTTCGTCAGCGATTAATGATTGAAGTTTGTCTTCGTCTGATTTTAACCAGACATCGTTTGTTTGTGTCATTTGTTATCCTTGAGTTCAATAGTTAATTATATGCCTGAGACGCACTGTAATGCGTTCTAAGCGATTCTTTCGCCTTACGAGTAGTAAGACTCAAATAAAAGTAAAGACGCTTTTTACAGCGTCTCTACGATTGTTTTATTACAAGTTATTATCCAGTAACTCTGCCAGTAGTCAATGAGCCTGTTACAGCTATTTCCATTGGTGATACCCAGACAGGTGAGTCAGGCGATACTGTAGGGGCAATGGATGTAATATATCCAGTTCCTCTATACCAGTATGCTTGAGCATCGCCGGTTCTTAACGCTGTATCAGCGTCAAGTGCTCCGTCCATCACTAGAACCCATTGAACATAGGTTTTAGTAGATGCCAGTCCGTTCACACCAGAAAATTGTGCTGATGGATCAGTTGCAGTTGAATCTCCGAAGAAATCAGTTGCATCAATAACAATATTTGTAGAAATAGAGTTATCTGCTGGGGTGGTTATTTTGTTCATATCTGTTGAGCAGAAATCTACCCAAGAAAATATGCCTGTGCTGTTATTCACAGTAATGTCTTGTAAACAAGTTACGTCTAAAGCATCTTCCGTTGATACCCAATTAACTGAACCAGTACCGTTGTATAAATTGCCGGTATCTGTGTTCGATGTCAAGTAAATATGCGGTTGAAAGCCTGTTGTATTTACGGTTATTCTAGCCATGTTGTTTTCTCCTTAAGAAATGATAGCGTTATTAAATTCTAGTCTAGTTAAATTAAATGTATAGGTATGTATTTCGCTTTTGTTACCAATTGTAACATCTCTGCTATATTCAACTGATGTATATCCATCAAAGAAATTGACATTACCTGCCAAGTTATTGATAGCGTTTAGTATGACTGGCGCTTGTGGATCGTTTTGAAATGATATGTAAAGAATATTAAATTCATCTACAGCATCATACATTGAACCACATTTCTGTACTGCTAATTGATTAACTGTTCTGCTGTTCTCAGTTACATCATCGACATAAAGTCCATATGCAATTGTAGAGTCTTCAGAAGGATAGTTAGCAGACACTTCAATGATTGGTGTCTGTATCTTTGCGACTTCTCGCAAATATGTTACTATCTTTGCTTTGTCAACTAGTGGCAGATTGCTTAATGCCATTTAGAACCATCTCCTATTGTTATTGAAGAAGTCAGCATCTGCTGTCCAATTCTCTTCCAATTTAGTTGTTGGTCCTTCAGGAGCATCCTGATACAAGTCATAAAAATTCATAAGTTGAAGGGCTTTCTCGTATTCTTTCTCATATCTTTCTAAAGCGTGATTATAGTTAGCAGTGTCAACAGAGTTAACATTACTAGTATCAGATACCAAACTAGAATAAAACGTCTCAACAGCTTTGAAGGTGTCGAGACGAATTAAAGTTTGATCGCTCTTAATCAAAAGATTAGGATTGAATGAAGAGATTAATTGCCCATTCGGTAAATTAGCGTATAAAGTGCTACCTGTCGTAGCATCTACATATGCAGGCCACCATCCAAACTCAAGTGTATACAAGATTTCTTGCGACCCTACATTAAAGTAAGTGTCCCAATCGATTTGCATTTGAGCCGCACGGCGTTCAGCCGCAGGATCATAAAATATGATATCTGCTACTGTTGCATTTGAGATTCTTTGAAAAGGTACTGACATTTTATACTATCCTATTTTATTAAATTTAATTAACCTTGAGAAATATTAATTGCACCACCACGTCTTACGTCAGCAACTCCAGCACCCATATACGCAAGTCCAGTTAACCACATTTGTAGTCCACCTGGTTTCTCGCCCATTTTGATCTGAAGTCCTTCTTTAAGAACTGTGAACAATGCTGTTTCGTGGAAGTAAGCTCCTACTTTAACAGCTACAGCCTGTCCGTTAACGTTACCGTTAGTTGGAGTTGCTCCACCCGCGTCTGCAACGACATCTACTAAGAAGTTAGAGAAAATAACTCTACATCCATATAGATTTGTTAATGTCCCAGTAGCAAGTAATTCTTCACCAAGTGAAGTAATTGCTGATCCACCTTGACCTGGGGCAGTTTGAATTGCTCCGCCAGATAGTTCAGATAATGCTCTGATCATTGAAGAACCTTGATTGTTAACTCCTGCAGGTGTAGCACCATTAGAATCTAAAACAATAATAGGTGTTCCAGGAAGTTTTGCAACAACATAGTTTTGTTTAATTAACTGAACAAGTCCTAGAACTGTGTTAGAAATAAAACCAGCAGTACCACCGGTAATATCGCCGCCGTCTACTTGAAGTTCCATAGCACCTAGTTCACTGATAACTGCAAAGCCATCACCAACAGCTGGAATAGCCGCTGTGTTGCCTGGTGTGTTTTTGAAACCAGTTGTTCCAGCTACTGCACCACCAGTACGCACGAAAGCCGCACATACACGTTGGTCAACTTTTTCGCCGTATGATCCACCTAATTCTTCACCAAGCGTTGCCGCTAGTTCGAATGAAGTTGTCCATGCGTAGAAAACATCAAAAGCCGTGGCTGCTACTGCAGGTGTTGCTTGGATGGCTGCCTGTGTCATTGCTGGGTTTTGCTCTGTTGCTGGTGGAAGACCTGATCCGCCGGCTGGTGTAAGACCCGGGTTATAGTCTTCATAAGTGATAGCACCGAAATTTGGTACTAAGTAAGTGTCGCCTTGGTTAGGGGAAACGATTCTTGTATAGTCTACAAGACCCTGCGATTCGTGCATCGCTTCTAGTGCGAAGTTAGCTATAGTGGTTGTAAAACCGTTTGCTTCTCCATTTGCACCGTTTAGTAAATACGCCATGATTAATCTCCTTTAAAAATATTATATTGGCTTAAACAATTAGTTCCGTTTGGGACTTGAGTCAGATATTGTTACGCCAGACATTTTAAGTCCACCGCCTCTACCAAAACCATTCTTAGTTTTCCATGCTTTAAAAGCGGCTGGATCTTTAGTATAGTCTGGAACAGCATCTAGGTCGCTACCTGCGAATCTAGTCTGACCCGGTCTTAAACCGGAACCTGATTGAGTTGATGATGTTTGCTTGAGTAACTTTGGGTTACCTTGTGCTACTTCTTCAACTAAATCCCTTATAGTAAGTGGCATGCCGTCTTGTCCGTATCGTTCTTGTCCTTTAGCGTTTACAATGCTGTAAGTGCTGTCATCATTCCATTGAATATTAGACTTAACTTTTTGCATAGCATACTCTGTAAGATCAGAATCAAAACGATCACCCATTGACTGCATGATATCAGATTCTAGTTCTTTACCTTTTAAAGCCGTCTCTTTTTGAGATAGCTGTTTTTGTAAATTCTGAAACTGTTCTTGCAAATCATTATTAGAAACAGAACGAGTCTGTTGCTCTGGTTGACGTTGCTCCACTGGCTGTACGTTGCCACCGGATTGTGATGCTGTAGACTTAGCAATAAACGCAACTGCATCTTCGACTGAACTTAAGTTTTGTCCTGATGCTCTGCTCAATGCATTTAGAATGCCTTGAGTTTGTGATTTGCGTATAGCACTTGGGTTTACATTATCACTTGAAGTTTGAGATTCAACATTATTGTCTCCACTCACTACTGCTTCTTCTTGCAGGGCTTGTTCGTTGCCACCGATATTTTCATCAATCATTAATTTCTCCTATTTTACGTAATAAACGATTATTGGTTAACACAATATTTATCGGCCTGTGTTCATGCCGTTTAATTGCACAGCAATTGCTTGTTGTGTTTCATAAGATGGTCCAGTGTTCTGAATAGCTACTCCAGGTCCTGAACTACCATATTGATCTACTTCATAACTTCCATCATCAACTCCTTCGTAGTCATAACCAGTTGGGATTTGTGATTGAAGATCACGTGATAGAACTCTTTCATTGTCATCAGTCATTAGCTTTTTAATAGCTGGATCTGTAACTGTGTCAATGTATGCTTGTTCGTATTGAGCAATAGATTCGTCTGGTGCTAACATAGCAATCACATCTTTTGTGATCATAGCATCTACCATTTCATTTTCTGGTACTAATGCTTTTGCTTCTCTATAGATAGCAATTCTGTAATTTGTGTCGTGTTTGTCGTAGTCAGTTGCATAGATAACTTCACCTGCCCAACGCATGTTCATAAAACGTGCCGCATATGTAAAGATTTGTTCTTCAGCAATTTCCATGAGCCTAGCTTTTGCTTTTGCTACTCTGTGTAGAGTTTTGCGTTCTTCGATAATAGCAACACCAGATTGTACATTGTGTCTGCTAAATCTTAGTCCACCTAAGCCAGTTAAGTTTTCTATTTGATCTAAAACTTCTTTCTGTTTAGCCATGGTCTTTTCGACATCGCCTGTGTCTACAGGGATAGTCTCAAGTTGACCCTGAGTTGCTCTAACGATTGAACCAGCTTGTGCTGGTACTGATACGCCTTTGTCTGCTCTAATTAATGTTTTAGCAAACTGAATTGATGTGTATGCATCGCATTCTAACTTGTAGTATTCTCTCATAGCATCTGAGGCTGAGTCGATATCTGAGATACCATAGTCTATTGATCTTGGATCTTGTTTGGCATATGCCATGAATCCTGGTATGCCCATACCTTCTGGATAGTTACCTTCTGCTATGATTTCTGCATCTTCATCTTCTTGTGCAGTTTTGCTTACTTCATAACTAATCCAATATGATGGATATTCTTCTGTTCCTAAGTGATAACATTTGAAGTAGTAAGCATCATCGTCTTCGTTCTCTAATACTTTAATGTATTTTAAGCAAGGCTTGCCACCGTAGATTTCGTATTCCCAATCCCATACTGAGATAGGATTAAGTGCAACTACATATGGTCTGCCTAGATTGCCTTCGCTTTGTTGAGGCATGTCTACGAATACCCAACACTGTCCGTAGATAGATGATAGATCACCTACATTCTCCATGAACGCATCCATTGTTCTGTTTTGTAGATCAGCATCAAGTGTTAAAAGTTGTGCCCAGTCTATGTTGTCTGGTGCGATTGCTTTGCCTTGTGGGGTAGCAAACTTAAGATCACGTTTTACGCCTGGTTCAAAAACTACATCGTTGATTGTGTCAACAACATAACGACAGATAGGTTGAGCAACTGTGTTTTCAATTAAATCTTGGTAAAGATTTGAATCTTCTGATGGACGCTTTCTACGAACTTCTCTTTTGAATTGTAGACCTCCTAGATACGCATGTTGATACGATAGCATCTGCGGCAACATAGCGGCATATAGTGGATTTTGTTTTAAGAGTGACCTTGACTTCATGTATTAAAGTTCCTAGAATGTATGATGTTATTTATAACTCAATATTGTATTTATATATTAAAGTTACTTTTTATGTTTACAGTTATCGTTGTGCCAACGAGCAAGTAAACCTTTTTGTGCTACCATATCACAATGATCGCATTTTTGTTTGCTTCTACTACCGTAATGATTATGTCTATCTTTCTTAATCATGTCTCGTGTGTTATCTAGTAGCGATCCAGCAAACAAGTGATCTGGATTGACGCAACGAGGATTATCGCATGTATGTAAAACACACTTACCTTTAGGTATTTTTCCATGAGTTACTTCGTATGAGACACGATGCGTTGTTCTCATGTTATTGAATTCTGTATCTTTGATCATGCCATAGCCGATATTGTTAATACCACCTTGCCATTCCCAACAACCAGTTGTTTCGTTTATAATTGTTTTTCTGTAGAGTCTTTCATCTATTGGTGTTCTTGTTCCCATTTTATAATCTCCTAAGATTTGTATTCTATTTCTCTTAACTTGTCTACTTTAATAATTAAGTTATCTACTTTTTCTGTAAATGAATCATTGCCTTTAATTTGTGCATACTGATATCTAAGAGCAATCATTTGTTTTTTATAGTGTGTGAATGTGTGTTCGTGTTTGCGAATTTGACCTGGCATTGATAAATCATACATGATTCTACTATACCTGATTAAACGTTTTTCTAAGTCTGGCAGACTTTCGTACTCGCTGTAATTTGTATCAAAGTTGTGTTCTGTCATAATGTATTTATACCTAATAAAAAATAACGATTAAAAATAAAATATACTACCAAATAACATGATCGATATCTTCGTCACGTTGACCCATAATTTCTTCCCACGTAGGACCTCCCTCATATAATGGACTATAGGGTTCATGTTCTAAGCCTGGTTGCATTGCTCTGCTTATACGTTGATCATTACCTACGTAATCTGCTCCACCCCAACTGTCATGTTGGACTGGAAACAAATGATGTATGCCATAACGAATTGAGTCACCGAGTCCGTCAATGTGAGAATACTTTGCATCTGTGTATTTGACTAACTTCTTACGTGTACCATCTTCAAAATGATAACTCTGTAATGCTTCTATAGATTGTACGTCATATGGACTAATCACAAGTCCACCACGATTGATGAATGCGTTGCTTGAGTTATCAGTGTCACTGATTAATGGATTAGATCGCTTACTGTTGATAATAGTAAAGCCATACTTCTCAAGTATAGTTCTATCTGTTACACCGAATGTTGATGTAGTATCTCTGTTTGTTTGTGCACCAGACATATCAATAATAGAATAAATTCTACGTCTAGGATAGTCTTCTCTAATTTGTTTTGCTAGTTCTTCTGTAGAACAGTTCTTAATTGCATACGACTTAAGAATCTCTATCGTACCTTTCATATCGCCTGGATTTGTAACTTGTGCTACAGTTGCACACATAACT